AACTTGCTAAGAGAGTAGCTTCTAGACATCTCAAGAAAGCTATTTATTGGGTTGAGCGAGGTCGGAAATACAGGCTTTGCAAGGGGGAAGACCCTAAGAAACCGAATTGTCCTCGTTGCAAGACGCAGATGAACAGGTCTGTCTATAAAAGAAGAGATGGAGTAAGTGAAAAACTGTTCGCTTGCAGGAACTGTCTCTTTATCATCAAAACCACAGATGTTGAAGGAGTCTAAAGATGGCATTCTTACGATATGCAAGAGCTAATGTAGTAACTCCTCAACTCGGGGGTTCTGAATGGGATAAGATCAGGGTCGCATCTGGTTCAAAGCAGATGAACAGGTCCCTCAAAGCAAAAGCTGAGGATATACTTGGAGAAGAGTTCACTCCTGACAAGTATCTACTCACCCATGCTACTATTGTCTGTTCTGTAGACGCTGTCACACCTCCGAATACCAAGACAGGTTCTATCAAAGAAGGTGGCTTCACGATTAACAGGAAGTACGCCGACTTTCGTATCTCTAAAGAGACAGACAAATTCATCAACAACAATCTCGACTCTTGGTCGAGAGGTGTAATCAAGAAGTCGTACCAGACCTTTATTGGTGCTCATAACTTTGTAGCGCACGTTCAGGTTGAAGAACTCTCTAAAGGCAAGATCATAGACGCTGTCCTTAGAGATATCGGCGACTCTTTATATGTGGACATCCTTGTTGCAACAAACAAAAAGCACAAAGACCTCATTGAGCAGATCGTATCTGGCAAGATGAACTCTATGTCAATGGGTTGCTCTGTGGACTTTACGATCTGCACTAAGTGCGGACACGTCGCGGCTGATGAGACGGAGATGTGTTCTCATGTAAAGTATGAGAAAGGTAACACCTTCTTTGATGATCAGGGTGTAAAGCATAGAGTTGCAGAGCTATGTGGACACGAGGATGTTGGAGAGACAGCGGGCGTTACCTTCATTGAAGCTTCTTGGGTCGCGACCCCAGCCTTCCCAGGTGCTGTCGCAAGGAACACCTTAGAGATACCTGAGAAGTGGCTTGAGAAGACGGCTAGTCTTATGAACGCTGCTTTCGGGATGGATGAAGAGGAAGATGAAGATGGGGAAGAGAAGGCGGAGAAAGCTCCTTCTGAAGGCTTACTCAAGAAATTAGACGCGGTCTACGAGGAAGCTGTCATTGACAGATTCAAGAAAAAGCTCGAGACTGAGATCAAGAAAGAGAAGTCTCAACAGGCTCTACATCCCCCTATCAGCAAATCCACTGTTGAGCAAAACGACACCGTCATTAAAGAAGGTGGTTCTGTCAACACAGAAGAATACCTCAAAGCATTAGGCCTCTCTATAAGAACTGCTAACACAGAGCAAGAGGCGGTCTTCAACATTGCTTTGGTCAACAACCACTTCGGCGTTAATGTACCCTCCAGCGTCTACAAGGTCGCTAGTAAGATGGGCAATGCCGAAAATTACGCCTCTGTAGAAGTCTTTCTGAAAAAAGCCTCAGAGGTGTACGGTAAAACACTATCAGAAAAAGAGTCTTTTGCTCTTATTCGAATCTCAAAACTTTTATCCCTTAACAGTTTCGGGCAGAGATAAAGTCTTGCCCTTGAACCAATGAAAGGAGTACCTTATGTCTAGGTATACTCGTTCTAAGTCTCAGAGGTCTTCTTCTGCCCGAAGGAACCTTCGTTCACGTCGTGCTAATTCAGCAATTCCTGGTTACGACAATCTCGGTTGGGAGGACTTCGGTCATCCTGCTTCAGCAGATCAGCCAGATCTTGAGGAATACGGCCTCGACTCAGATTTCGGTGAAGGTGTGCGTAAGGGCCCTTATGAGGACAGCCCTGCTCCAGCTTCTTACGGCTGGGAGCCAGATCACCCTGCTTCAAGAAGTGCTAGTCTCCGTGACCGTAAGCTCCGCAGAGCTATGGAGCGTAAGGCGGCTAAGTGCATCAAGATTGCTGAGTCACGTCTCGGCAAGTTTGCGTCACAGCGTGAGATCGAAGATCTCGCACTTCGCTTCATGGATCTCCCAAATAAGGCTATCAACTCTCGCGTAGCTAGTCTCGATCACCACATGGGTGAAGAACTTGATGCTGATGATCACGAGATCATGGGTATGCATGACCACATGGGCGAGGATCTTGATGCTTCTGAAGAAGAGATCATGGCTATGATGGATGATCCTATGGGTATGGATGATCACATGGGTATGCATGACCACTTCGGTGAGGATCTTGATGCTGAGGATCTTGATGCTGAGGATCACGAGATCATGGGTATGCATGACTATATGGGTGAGGATCTTGATGCTGAGGATCACGAGATCATGGGCATGGATGATCACTTCGGTGAGGATCTCATGGGTATGGATGATCACTTCGGTGAGGATCTCATGGGCATGGATGATCACTTCGGTGAGGATCTCATGGGCGAGGATCTTGATGCTTCTGAAGAAGAGATCATGGCTATGATGGATGAGCCTATGGGTATGGATGATCACTTCGGTGAGGATCTCGAAGTAGATGCTTCTGAAGAAGAGATCATGGCTATGATGTATAGTGAGGATCATGACGCTGAAGATCATGACGCAGAGGATCATGACATCATGGCTATGATGGATGAGCCTGTCGCACATGACCTCTTTGACGAGTATGACCTCGACATGGACGGGATGATCAGCCCAGATGAGTTTGGCGGTTCAATGGACGCCTTCAATGCTATGGACACTGACCTCGACGGCTTCCTCTCTAGGGAAGAGGCTTCTGTTGGTCTCGGTAGCTCTTTCGAGGAGGACGCGGCTGAGGTTCTTGCCGAGGAAGTAACCATGCTTAAGGCCGCAAATGCTCGTCTTGCACGCAAGGTTCGTCGTCTCTCTGTCCGTATGGCGGCTCAAGAAGAGGCTTCTGAGGAAGTCGTAGACGCATCTGAGGAAGAGGCTGAGGAGAAAGAGACTTCAAAGAAGGCAAGCACTTCTCGTCGTATCGCTCGTATCGAGCGTCTTGCAAATGCTCTCTCTGACTACATGGCAGAGATGGAGCGTCAGGCTTCTGAGGAAGAAGCATCTGAAGAAGAGGCTGAAGAAAAAGAGACTTCTGAAGAAGAGGCTGAGGAGAAGGAGACTTCAAAGAAGGCTTATCACTCAATGGCTGACGTTCTCGCAGATCTTGAAGTAGATGCGGAAGACGAAGAGGTTGTTGCTGAGGATCCTATGGGCCTTGACGCATCTGACCTTGATATGATCGACCCTAAGCTCGCTTCAATCTTCACCGCGTCTGATGACGACGAGGAAGAAGACGACGAGGAAGATGCAGACGAGACTGAGGACGACGATAGCGAGGAGAAGGAGACTTCAAAGAAGGCTTCTTACCGTCCAAGCAAGAGGACTCGTCAGGCTTCTGTGAAGACTCTCGGCAACATCAGTCGTGAGGCATCTAGCTCAGACGAGCTCTCTAAGCTCTGGGAATCAGCTCCAGACGTTTCTAAGTTCTTCGGGTGATTTTTTAATAACTCGTTTATTGAACTTGTATTAATATGCAACTTCGGGGGTTAGGGCAACCTACCTCTATTCTAACAAACACACTACTCACTTGATTACAGTGAGTATGAGCAAACACATAGGAGATTTACTATGGCTCTACTTGGACAAGCAAGTGGTGGGTTCACTGAGAGCAGTTCTGCACTCCGTATTCTGCACGTTGGTGTTCGTAACACCCTCGGTCAGCTTACCGCAGACGCATTCACTCAGACTAACCCCCCAATCGAAACAGCTAATGCGGCTCGCATCAGTACTTCAGCAGGTATGCAGACCAATGTTCTTGGTGTACTTAGCGGTTCTATCGCTTTCACCAGACCTGATGAGGGTGTAAACTTTCACGGTGGTCCTTCAGCTCGTGCTGCTGGTCAAGCTCCTCTCATTGAGCGTGCTCTCGGTGTTCTCATCAACACCGCTTCTGGCAATGCTTTTGAGAATCAGCCTGGTGTAGCAAGCAACAGAGGCCCTTACGTTTCTGCACAGGGTTCTTACGCAAACAGCCTCTATGAGACTTCTCGTACAGATGCTGACCAAGCTCTCACTTACGGTGCTGGCGATGGCCTCTTCGCTTCTGTGAACGGTTATCTCACTAACGACACCAACGAGCGTGCGGCTGATGAGACTCTCATCGCAGTTCTCAAGATTGCTCCAGACTCTAACTCAGACGAGTTGGTTTACGATCAACGCATCTGATATAGGAAAGGAATAATATAATGAGTAACACAGTTGACAATAGCGTAAAGCAGAAGATCATCAGCGACTACATCAAGACTCCTCAGGGTCGTGCAAAGCTCGCTGCTTCTATGACACAGCCACTCCGCCTTCGTCGTGACTATACGAGTGTTGGTCGTAAGACCTTCCTCGTTGAGCAACTCCCAGACGGTGCTCTCCCAATCTACGACAAAGACCCAGACGTGACTGAATTTGTAGTTGGTGAAGAGGGTGAGAACATCCTCGCTATCACTAAGCCTCGTCGTGTGATTTTCCCACTCTTCGAGATCGCATCTAACCCTGAGATCCCACTCACGCAGATCAAAGAGCGTCGCTTCGACCTCATCGAGCGTGCTCAGGATCTCGCTAGGGCTCAGATTCAGGCGGCTGAGGACGAGCGTGTATTCGCGATCCTCGACGCAGTTGCGGCTAACGGCTTCGATAGCGTTGCAGGTCAGACTAACGCTGACATCCCTGTCATCGCTCCTCTTAACGGTGCTGTTCTTGCTGACGCATACAGCCTCATCGAGCGTCACGACCTCCGCGTTGCTCGCGTATTCATGAACGCTCGTGACTACGCTGACATCCGTAAGTTCGGTCGTGACATCCTCGACATCGAGTCACAGGCTTCACTCCTCAAGACTGGTCTTCAGGCTACTCTTTGGGGTGCTCAGATCATCACCAGCCGTCTCGTACCTGTTGGTACTGTATACGTCTGCTGTGAGCCTGAGATGTTCGGACGTATCCCTGTTCGTACTGAGCTTACCGTTCTCTCTGCTGATGATCCGAAGGCTCGTACCATCGGTTTCTCATGCTTCGAGAATCTCGGTATTGGTGCATACAACCCACGCGGTCTTGCACGACTCACTGTCACTCGCTAATACCTAGTATTTAGCTTGCGACAAGCTCCTCTGTTTCAGAGGGGTCTAGTCAAGAAGAAACCCTGTCTTCCAAATGGAGGATGGGGTTTTTTCGTTAGTAGGGGTCGTACTTTATATATACAGGTGTTTTTGACACTACCCAGATGTTTTGGAGGATAATCTACGGTGTCGGTACTCGTTTTTGATAATACCTTTATATGCACACCAAAAAAGACACAAACTTCAAACGATCACTGCCTTCGGTAGTGTGGAGAGTA